GAGACCACTATGCGTGCCGGTACAGATATAAAAAGGGCCCGGCGCTCTGGTAAGCGCGGGCCCAAAGGGGTGTAACCCTACAACACTATATATAGTATAGCACTAACGCACCCCGAACAAAAGAATAAAAAAGCCATGACGCCGGGCCGAAAAAAATGAAGTATGCGGCGTCTTGGCGTCCTCGTTAAAGGTATTCATTTTCAGGACATTCTGCATAAATATACTGCGGAGCCATCGGAGAAAATGAAGAACCATCGAAAAGAATCGTTTGAGGGGTGCAGGGATGCGGAAACGTAGTACGAATTACAAAAAAGGACCTGCTTACGTGAAAAAGACAATGATAGCAGGACCTACCATCACGATTGATAAATACATATCAGGGAGGATAGGGACAAAGGACCAGCACAGAGTGAGAATCCATCCCACAGAAGAAAAGGTCATGCGCTGGCAGAACAAGAGGGCAGAGAGAAAAGTATATGGTCTGCTGGAGGAGAACTTCAATCCCGATGACCTGTGGTGTACCTTCACCTATCCGGCCAAGACAAGAAAGTCAGCAGAGGAGGTGAGGAAGGACGTGGACCGTTTCATGCGTAGAGTGAAGCGAATCTACAGGAAGCATGAAAAAGAAGTGAAAAGTATCAAGACAGGATCCATCGGGGCCAAAGGTGGAATTCATCTGCACATGGTTCTGAACAAGGACTTCGACGGAGCGGAGGCAGCCATAGAGAAAGCATGGCAGGACACCGTGGGCACCGCAGCCTGCCCGTTTCCCCGGGTGAACATCCGACACCTTGATCGTTCCCACGAATGGCATCAGCTTGCCGCCTACATCGTGAAGAACGGAGTGGAAGGCAGGGAGAAAGGAGAACCCATCTTCAAGCACCGGTACTCCACCAGCCGTAACCTGAGAAAACCAAAGGAGAAAGTAGAAATCATCTATGCCGGATGGTGGTCAGAAAACCCGAAGCCTATCAAAGGCTATGAAATCATCAAAGACAGCCAGCGGGACACCTTCGGAAAAGAAGGCTACCCATACCAGACATACACCATGATCCGGACGGACGTAAGAAGAAATTATCCGCTTCGGATTTAGAAAAAGGATGCAGAGAAATGAACATCGAAAGGGAAGAATCACAAATCAAAGTGCAGGACGCGGCGGAAAGAGAAAAGAATATTTCCAATGCCAGACTGGCCGCCATCGCCCTCATGTACATCTATGGCCATGGAAGCGAAATGCTGGGAGGCCGTACGCTGAAGCCGACGAAATCAAGGAGGACCAATCTGGCAAATCTGATGGAAGTTTTATCATGGCAGGAGGAAAAATGAAATGAATTGTTCAGAAAGGAGGAAGTATGGGAAGACGAAGGAGACGCTACGCCATGGACCAGTGCTGCGGAGGTAAGCTTTTCTACTACGATAAAGACTGCCCTGCTGTCCTTTATCAGGACAATAGGCAGGGAATATTTGAGTATCCGGAAGGACGTTTTCTTGAGGTAGTGCCATCGCTACTTGGAGACTTCACGGACATGAAAAACATTTCAAGCGGAAGCAAATATACAGGATTCTCACTGGTAGTATTCGACCCGCCGCACCTTCTACGGGCCGGGGAAAACTCATTTCTACGGACGAAGTACGGAGTTCTGCCAAAAGACTGGAAAGAATCAATCCGGAAAGGATTTAAAAACGGATTTCGCATTTTGAGAAACAACGGAGTGCTCTTGTTCAAGTGGTCGGATGTTCAGATTCCATATAAGGATGTCATAGAACTGTCACCTTACAGACCGCTTCTGGGCGATAAGCGGGGGAGCACGCGTTGGACAGTATTTTTGAAAGCAGCTTGTTTGCAGAAAGAGGAAAAATGAAATGAATGCAGTACAGCTTTTAGGAAACCTGGAGAGAGATCCCATCATTCGTGCTACAAGAACGGGAAGGACGGTAGCGTCTTTCTCCATTGCGGTGAGCCGCATCTACACCACGCCACAGGGAGAGCAGAGAGAGCTCACAGACTGGATAAACATCGTGGCATGGGGAACGCTGGCGGAAGCCGTGAGGAGTGAGCTCAAGAAAGGAAGCCGCGTCTTCGTGGCAGGCCGTATTTCAACCCGTTCCTATGATGCCCAGGATGGTACAAAGCGGTATGTCACCGAAGTGGTGGCAGAAACCATCTGCAGACAGCTGCAGGCTCCTTCCAACAATGGGCAGTCCTATGGCAATGGACAGTACTCCGGCGGACAGCAGGGAGGAAACCACGGAGACTTCGAACAGTTTGGAGAAGCCAGACCGGAGAAGCCGCCAATGGAGCAGGAAAACCTTCCATTAGGACAAGGAAATGTTCCCTCTCCGGCGGGCAATCAAGGCGAAGACATTCCCTTCTGATGGTGAGCCATGGAAAGCAAACAGGGAAGACGCATAAAAGAAGCCATGAAGCAGAATCGCTCCCGCGGGATGCGCAAGGTGGATGCTGCCGGGAAGGAAAAGTACGCCAGTGAATTTGAGGACAGGAAGCCGGGCACGGAAGGACTCATGCTTTCCGGCTGCGTGCCTCCGGAATTGAGAGACAAGCTGAGGTAAGAAATGACAAGAGAAGAGTGGAGAAATCTGCGTAAAGAAAGAGGAATGACGCTTTATACCAGAAAGCAGAAAAGCTCAGGCTGGTTGGAATGGGAATTGGACAGAGTGTTCAAGAATGCTGCCATCCTACGGAGGGAAAAGAAGGAATACGGGTGTGAGCCTGGATTCTTGCCTTGCGAAACCAGCTTTTGCCCATGTGAAATGGTTTTTACAAAGGAACAGGCAGGAAATATGAGGAGCAGAAAGGAAAAGCGGTAAAAGAGATTGCGAGGGAAAGCAAATGAATAGGCAGGAAAGGCGGAGACTGGGAATCAAAAAGAAAGATCCCATGGTATCAATAAAGCAGTCTGACATTGACCGAATGAAAGAAGAAGCCACAGAGAAAGGATGTAAAATGGCATTCAACCTCATGCTGGCGGTGCCGGCCATGGTGATTCATGACAAGTTAGGAAGCCTGATGAAGAAAGAAGGCCGGGTGGAGAAATTCGTGGACCTCTGTATGGAAGAGTACAAATGCTACGAAGAAGGTTATGTTCGGGTAGATGAGATGGCAAAAATCCTGAAGGATGAAGCCGGAGTGGAGATTAAGGGATGGTACTGAAGGAGAAATTGAAATGCTTATCATCAAGGATGTTTTTGGCAATATTGTTTGTGACGTAGAAAGTATTTATTTCGACAAATTTAATCAGGTCATGGTAACTCATGCATGGGAGGACTATACCCCTGAATCCAAATGTGACCAGATTACCGAAGAATTCAATGCACAATATAAGGCTAGAAGGGTTATTGATTGGATTTTTGAGCAAATGAAATCCCAACGTGGTGCCGCTAACATTATTATTGACATGACTGAATGCCCTGTCATTCAGAATGAAGGTGCATTCGCTGATGATTAGGAGGAGGTATGCATGGAAATCACAGATGAGCTGATAATCATAGCCGTATCCTTTGCTTGTGGTGCCGTATCCGCATGGATGTGCCTGGAAAACAGAATCAATGAAATCAATGCGGAAAATGATTTCATTCTCCGGCGGAAAGATCACATCAAAGACTGCTGGGCAGATGTGGGGACCTTTATCCACGGGCTACGTGAGGTAACGGAGGGCACTGGTACAGTGGTGGGCGGCTACTTCGACCGCGCTGATATGGATGCGCTCAAGGAGAAAATCAAGGAAATAGAAATCCTGATGGCAGATGAATGGAGGCTGAGGTAGGCCATGATTACAAGGCTGTACAAAGGGAACCGGAAAAGGGAAGTCATCACATCCAAAGGCGTGGGCCCATACAGCGGCACATTGAAAGTCGTGTACTGGCTTGAATCCGATAAGAAAGGCATCATGGATACCAAATGGCATGACCAGGTCATAGAGCACATATGGGCAGAGGCCAGGGCAAGGCACCGTGAACTGATGAAGCAGTTTATGGAGGATGGATGGCAGGAACAGAATGGACTTACCATGGAAGAAGTACTTGCCGCAATCCAGGCAGCCAAAGCAGAAGATGCGCCGACCATCCGAAGAACAGAAAAGCAGCTGGACGCACTTCGGGCTAAAGGAGGCAGGACAGCGCAGGCCAGGGCAAGAGCAAGGAAGGCGGTGCAGTAATGGGAGCAGTGTGGTTCATCTTCGGAGTATTCGTAGGCGTGACTGGGGCCACATTCACTTTGAGCTTGTTTATGGTGAATGGCCGGCGCCGGTAATAACAAAGGAGGAAATGGTGAGGGGAGACATAGAGAAGCTGAAGGGATTTCTGAACTCCATCCGAAAACAGCAGGCCGATTACCTTTCCCTGCAGGAAGAGCTCCGGCGGCTGGAGTTTGAGGCACATAACCTTCGAGGCGTCCAGATGGGCGAAAAGGTACAGAGCGGCCATTGCGCCAATCTGGAGGAAATCGTGGAAAAACTGGAGGCCTATCATGCCAAGGTGAACAAGGCTTATTTGGAGCTTATCGAGAAAAGGGACAAGGGAGAAGAGCTCATAAGCAAGGAAGAAGACGGAGTCCGGCGGGCAGTTCTCAGAAGAAGGTACATCCAGTGCGAACGCTGGGGAGACATTGCAGAGAAAATGAATTTCGCAGAGTCGAACATCTACAAAATCCATGGTGAAGCACTGGTGGACCTGGAACCATTCCTCAGAGAATCCGATTTCAACTAAAGGCATGAGAAAAGCAGACCGCCTCACCGCAGTCTGCTTTTTAAATGGGGAGAATATAGATAAAATGTATTTACAAAGAAACAATAAAAGGCTATAATATAGAGAATACAGAAAGGAGAGCTAAGGCAATGAGTAATGATTCAAGACAAACGATGGGGCAATGGTTTCTTATCATTCTGCTGGCATGCAATCTGGCGGCGCTGAGGACTGTGGATTTCCATAATCTACATGTCCTTGACTGCCTGCTGCTGATTACGATGGTTGTCCTGGCGGCGGTGAATTTCTACGGATGGGTGGTGAAGAAACGTGAGAGGCGGTAAAAGGGAAGGCGCCGGAAGACCGGTGGGCAGCGTTTCTGCGAAGGGCGTACGGAAGCAGAGACAGCTTCGGGCCTTTGACGATGAATGGGAAATCATTCGCGAGTTTTCACAAATCGTCAAAAGGAATCCGGAGCGGGCCAAACAGATGATGAAAACAGAGTGACTGAAAGAGTATAGTAAAATAGAGTAAATGATAGGGTATAATGATAGTGTGAGATTGAGGCAAGAGAATCGCACACGGTTGTCACCTCCTAATCATTCAGGGTTTTCACGTAAGAGCACGAGCTGATGTCGATAGGCTCGTGCTTTTGCGTTGGTTGATTGGTAATGGAAGGACAACACGGAAAGCATCCAAAGGACGGCCAGCACCCGTCCTTTTTGCGTGCCGCCGGTGCAGGGTAGGTTCTGCGGCGGAAGGACGCCCATTGCGGTCGCGTGCGAGACCCCGAAAGCCGTCTAGGTGTGAAAAATTTTCAGAGCTTAATTAATTTTTAAAGGAGGGATTTTGTTTGCCAGTAATTAGAAAAAACAAAATAACAGAATCCGGTACGCAAAAATTAAGTCGGCAGAAGATTTCGAAGGACATCAATCATGTGACGGCAACTCAGTCACAGATGGCCAGGGCTTTGAAGATTTCTACACCACGAGTGAATCAGATGATTAAGGAAGGCACGCTTCCCATCGATGAAACGGGATCTCCTCTCCTGGTAGAAGGCATAAAAGCCTACTGCCGTATGAAGAAACAGGCGGTAGAAGACGAGGAAGTCGATTTCGATAAAGAGCGGGCCAAGCATGAGAAAGCAAAGCGGGAAATCGCTGAGCTGAAGCTGGATGAAATGAAGAAAAATGCATATTCAGCCAAAGTGGTGGAGTATGTGATGACCGAAATGGCGTCCAACATTCGAACACAGCTGCTTGGCCTTCCCAGTAAGCTGGCGCCAGTGCTTGAAGGAAAGTCAAAGGAAGAAATCTATACAACAACCACCAGGGAAATCGAGGAAAAGCTGTCGGAGCTGGCGTCATATACGCCGGACCTCTTCAACGAAGAGATTGAGGATGAGGAGGACGATGGAGATGAAGTCGGCTAAAGCCTTATGGACGTATGTTTCCGAACATGGCTTGAAGCCGCTGCCAAAGACCTCCGTTTCCGAATGGGCAGATACTTACCGAGTTCTTTCCAGTACGTCTGCGGAGCCTGGCAGATGGAGAACCAGCCGGGCTCCCTACCAGAAAGATATCATGGATGCCTTCACACAGCCCGGTATCCATCGGGTGGTGGTCAAATCATGCGCCCAAGTGGGAAAGTCGGACATCATGAACAACGTGATAGGCCGCTTTGCCCATCTGGATCCATGCACCATAATGATGATTCAGCCGACGATTGAAATGGCGCAGGACTTTTCCAAGTCGCGCATCGCGCCCATGATTCGTGATACCAAAGTACTGACCAGGCTGTTTGTGGATGTGAAAACCAGGGACAGTAACAACACCATTCTTTCCAAAATTTTTCCCGGCGGCCGCCTGGTTATGGGTGGAGCTAACTCACCGGCGGGC